TTCTGGAAGAAGAAAAACCGCCGGGTGCTTCCCGAGCGGTCAATGAAAGGCTTACTGGCGATTAGTATTCACAATTGGATGCCGTATTAGCAATTCATTTTCGATCGCGTTGATAAAGATACGCAAATATTTTTTCAAGACTTCAAAATCTATGTCGTCATATTTTCTTTCATAATGTGTGTAATCATTACCAAGTACACGCACAACATCGGCTGCAGTAACTGCGACGCTAGGAACGTAATCTCCAATAGCGTCGTATAGTTTTTTCTTTGCTACTTCGTGTTCTGGTTTATTCAATTCTTTAATTGCAAAGTCTTTCACCAGAACTTCCAAAGCGTTTCTGTATCCAGATCCAGCTAGTTCGTAATAGTTTTGTTGTTCGGCAAAATGCGCTTGTTTATATAACTCAGCGAATCTGGGAGACATTTTAACGATTTCGTCTGGAAGTGGTTCTGGTTGTGCTGGAGGGTTAACTGTGAGTAGCGTAGTTTTTTTTAATGATGTATCAAATTCATAGTTTGCGAAAAAGAGCTTAGAACAACAATTAACTTTGAAGGTGATTGTTTCCAGAATTTTGCCGTTGTAATTTAATGAACGTACTTCTTCTATATGCGGTTCAACATAAGCCGAACAATAAGGGCACCGAATCGGTATGTCTGCTCCGTAATTATAGTTGTTTACTGGGATTGTTCCTCTCTTTGTAGCTATCAATGATGACACCTCCTTGATCCGACGTTTTCGACAAAAGAGTAAAAAAGTCCTTTTTTCGAATAACGAAAAGCCGCGGGATAACCCCCCGCGGCTTTCCGACCGGTGCTTCCGGATTTGTCCTCATCATAGCACATTCGGCAGGAAATAGGTAGATGCTGTCGAATTGATGCGTTGAGGAGGAGATGCTATTAAAAAACGAGAGTACAAGGTTGTGCAGGTAAAAAAGAGAGGCTTCTTCTCGGGACCGCTTGATGCGCCAAAACTGGAAAAGCTACTGAATGAGCATGCGGAGCAAGGCTGGATTTTCGATAAGGCTTTAAGTAGCGAGACCTTATTTCTCGAAAAGGACACGTTCTTGTTGGTTTTTTACAAAGAAGTGTGAGGCGCCTTTCCAGGTGCTTTTCTTTTTTCTGCGGGTCCTTCTGGAAAAGAGAACCTGTTGCGGGTGCTCGCGAGCCCGAAATGGGCCTAGACATAAATTTTTCTTATCTTGGTTTTCTTTCCGATAAGGTGATGTTATGACCAGAAAGAAAAGAGCTGACGACATCGGCGAAATCATCGTCAACACCGATGCAATGGCGAAGTTGCTCGGCTTCACGCGTCAGCGCATAAACCAGCTTGCGCAAGAGGGGATATTGGAAAAACAAGCAGCCGGCCGCTGGCCACTCATGAAAAACGTGCAGCGATACATCGAGTATTTGCGCACCGGCGTAAAAGACCGCGACGCGGACGAGGAAGCGCAGGCGATGTACTGGGAAGAGAAGGCGCTGCACGAAAAGGCCAAGCGCGAGATGGCAGAGATTAAACTGGCCAAGCTGAAAAACCAGATGCACGATGCTGCCGATGTGGAATTCGTAATGACAAACATGCTCGTCACCTTTCGGAACCGAATCCTCGCAATCCCTGACAAAGTGGCCCCGAAAGTGCTCGGGGTCAAAAATTTGTCCGAGATCAGCGACATCATCAGCACCGAGCTTCACGAAGCGCTGACGGAGCTCAGCGAATACGACCCGGCGCTCTTTGTGGGAGGGGGTGAAGATGCAGAAGACGATACAGTTGTTTCGGAAGATCCTGAAGGCGGTGGCACCGCCGCCGAAGCTGACGGTGAGTGAGTGGGCCGACCGGCACAGGAAGCTTTCTAGGGAAACGTCAGCAGAACCTGGCCAGTGGCGGACGGACAGGGCGCCATATCAGCGCGAGATCATGGACAGCATTTCGGATCCGCGCATTGAAAAGGTCGTCGTCATGTCTAGCTCGCAGGTCGGCAAAAGCGAAATCATCAACAACACTATTGGATACTACATCGACGTCGACCCGTGCCCAATGCTCCTGATTCAGCCGACGATCGAGACCGCCGAGGACTATTCGAAGCGCCGGATCGCGCCTATGATTCGTGACACGGAAGTGCTGGCAGCCAAAGTCTCGGATTCAAAGACGCGGGACTCGAACAACACGATCCTGATGAAGTCGTTTCCCGGCGGCTTTCTGGCGATCGGCGGCGCAAACAGCCCGGCGGGCCTGGCCAGCCGGCCGATCCGTGTGCTGCTTTGCGACGAGGTGGACCGGTTTCCGGACTCCGCCGGCAGCGAGGGCGATCCGATCAAGTTGGCGGAAAAACGGACGATCACCTTTTGGAACAGGAAAAAGGTGTTCGTCTCTACGCCGACGATCAAGGGGCGGTCCCGGATTGAGCAGGAGTATGAAAAGGGCACTCAAGAGAAGTGGTGCGTCGAGTGCCCGGGCTGCGGCGCCTATCACCCGATCGTCTTTAGCGATATTCGCTTTGATCACGAGATTCTTGATGATGGTCCACAGAAAACCTATGTGGTGCATGAGGTCACCTGGCGGTGCCCGAGCTGCCTGAATGATTTCGATGAATACACGATGAAGCGGCAGCCGGCAAAGTGGATCGCTGAGAACCCGGCAGCTATAGAGAACCAGGTCCGCAGCTTCTGGCTGAATGCTTTCGTTTCGCCTTGGGCTTCGTGGAAGGACATCGTCCTGGAATTCTTGGAGTCGAAAAACGACCCGGAAAAGCTGAAGGTCATCTGGAACACGCTGTTCGGCGAATCGTGGGAAGACCGCGGCGAGCAGATGGAGGAAGACGTGCTCCTGAAACGTCGAGAAGAATATCCGGCCGATTTGCCAGATGGGGTGCTTCTGCTCACGGCCGGCGTCGACACACAGGACGACCGGCTGGAGTATGAGATCGTGGGCTGGGGACATGGACATGAAAGCTGGGGAATTGAATACGGCGTCGTACTCGGAAGGCCCGACGATCCGGACACATGGCAGCGACTGGACGATGCACTCAGCCGAGTGTTCTATTTCGCGGATGGAACAGGACTGAAAGTCGCCTGCGTGTGCGTGGACTCCGGTGGCCATTTTACGTCGGAAGTGTACCGGTTCACGAAACGAAACGAGCACCGCAGGTTTTTCTCAATCAAGGGCCAAGGCGGCCCGGGAATCCCGCTGATTCACCGTTACTCTCGTAACAATAAGGAAAAGGCTCTGGTAATCATCACAGGAGTCGATGAAGGGAAGAGCATCATCTACTCCTCTCTGAAGGTCCAAGAGCCAGGCCCGAAATATTGTCATTTCCCGAGCGATGATAGCCGCGGCTATGATCGCTTTTACTTTCAAAGCTTACTTTCCGAAAAGCTGGTGCCGCGTAAGAAGCAGGGCAGAACGGTGTGGGTGTGGGAGAAGATTTCCGACGGGGCCAGAAACGAGACGCTTGACGCCCGCAACTACGCGCTGGTGGCCAGAGAGATCCTTAATCCAAACTACGACCGATTGGAAGAGCGCATAAAAGGCGTGACACAGAAAACTACAACGGCGCAGCCCACCCAGGCGGCGAAAAATATCCGGTCCCCGAAACGGCCTCCGGTCAAGAAATCAAGCATCTGGTAGGTGATGCACATGCGAAGAGAGCAAATCCAGGCGCAGCTCCAAGAGGTGGAACGGCGCCTTCAAATGTATTACGAGGCCGAGGCGGCTATCCTGAACGGGGCCCAATCATACCAGATCGGAAGCCGGTCCGTTTCCCGGGCGACACTCTCCCAGGTTCGGGAGGAGATCAAGCAGCTCGAAAAGCGCCGCGACGAGCTGCGGAACATGCTCGATCATCCGGGGATTGGCCGGCGCCGGTCATTCCGGATCCTGCTGAGGGATCTGTGAGGAGGTGGTGTGACTTGTGAATCTGATTGACCGAGCGGTTGAATTCGTGGCACCGGTTTGGGCCCTGAAGCGCGAGCGCGCCAGGCTCACTATGGACATGGTGCGGAGGTTCACGAATAGCGGATATTCGCACAGCGGAGCGAGCCGCACGAAGAAATCCATGCAAGGCTGGATCAGTACGAGCCGCAGCCCGCAGGAAGACGTTGGGTACAATCTGCCGCTTCTCCGGGAGCGCAGCCGCGACCTGTTCATGTCCGGCGGAATTGGGACCAGCGCCATCAAGAAGAACCAGTCGAATATTCTGGGCGCAGGCCTTGAGCTCAAATGCCGGCTGAACTATGAGAGCTTGGGCCTCACCGAGCAGCAGGCGAAGGATTGGGAGGACCGGACGGAGTTCGAATTCAAACTGTGGGCCGAATCGAAGATCGACCACACCGGCCTGAACGATTTCTACGACGCGCAGCGGATCATGCTGACCGGATGGCTCCTGAACGGCGATTCGCTGGCCCTGATCAAATTCGCAGACCGTCCGGATGGGAAAAACCCTTACCGCCTACGCCTGCACCTGATCGAGGCCGACCGCCTCAGTACGCCGCAGCAGGGTGTGGTTTTCTCGCAGTTTTCGGCCTTCGACTTTGCAGCCCCGGATTACGTGGCTCTGCCAAATGGTGGGGCGATCATGAGCGGTGTCGAGGTCGACACAAGCGGCCAGGTTGTCGCATTTTGGATCGCAAACCAGTACCCGAACAGCCTTCTGCCGACCGGAAAGCCGCTGGAATGGCAGCGCGTGCCGGCCCGCAACACGGCAGTCGACATTCCGAATGTGATCTTTGTTGCAGATCCAGACCGGGCGGAGCAATACCGCGGCGTGCCGTACTTGGCGCCGGTCATCGAGCAAATCAAGCAGATGACACGGTACACGGAAGCCGAGATCACCGCTGCAATCATCAATTCGTTTTTCACTGCGTTCATCAAGGTCAATGGACCGACGAACGAGCCTCCGTTCGGAGACTCGATTCCGGAAGAACAACAGGCACCAATCCCGCTGTCCGAGCGCATCCATTCCTATGAGCTGGGACCTGGCACGATCAACGCCCTCGACGTCGGCGAAGACGTGGTGTTCAGCGATCCGAAGCGACCGCATTCCGGATTCGAGGCTTTCATGCGGGCCATGGCGCAGCTCGCCGGTGCGTCGCTGGACATTCCCTATGAGGTTCTGCTCAGCGTGTTCAACAGCAGCTACTCCGCGAGTCGTGCTGCCCTGCTGCAGGCCTGGCGGGCCTTCCGTGACCGGCGCAAATGGTTCGCGAAAGACTTTTGCCAGCAGGTATACGAAACGTGGCTCTTCGAGGCCGTTGCAACCGGACGCATTCAGGCGCCCGGTTTTTTCACGGATCCAGCGCGCCGGAAGCTATGGTGCAGCGCGGACTGGGTCGGGCCTGCACCGCCGCAGATCGACCCGACGAAAGAGGTCGAGGCTGCTGCGAAGCGTGTGAAGGAAGGATTCAGCACGCGCGAACGCGAGACCGCGGAACTCACCGGCATGAATTACGACGACAACGTACGCATCCTGCGCCGCGAAAACGAACAACTGAAACAGGCGCTCGGCGAAGGAGGTGAGATCTAAATGCCGACCAGGATCGACGTCAGAGGCTACATCGTCTCAAATGATGACCAGTGGGTCTATGATTGGCTCGGATTTGAGTCAACATCACCTCAACAGATTATTCAAGCGATCGAACAGGCGGGCGGGGATGATCTCGATGTTTACATCAACTCCCCGGGAGGGGATGTCTTTGCGGGGTCCGAAATTTACACGGCCCTCAAAGAGTATCCCGGGAATGTGACCGTGAAGATCATCGGCATTGCTGCTTCTGCCGCCTCCGTCATCGCTATGGCCGGGAAAAAGGTGATGATCAGTCCGACTGCGCAAATCATGATTCACAATGTGATGTCCATGGCCTTCGGTGATTACAGGGATCACGCGCATGAGTCGGATGTGCTGAAGGGGTGGAACAAATCCATCGCCAACGCCTACCGGCTGAAAAGTGGCCTCAGTGAAGCCGAGCTGCTCAAGCTCATGAATCAGGAAACCTGGCTTAACGCCCAGGAAGCGCTTGAAAAGGGATTCGTCGATGAAATCATGTTCGACGAGGGCGAAACCCTGAAAATTGCCGCATCGGCTATGATGCCGATTCCTCGGCAAGTCATCGACAAGATCCGAAACGAACTGCTGAAAAAGAAAGGAGATGTGAGCAACGTGGACTTGAATCAAACGAACCAAACGCCGACGGCACAGAATGTTCAAAACGTCGTTCCGGTGCCGCAAGCGGAAGGAACTTCGCAGCCGACCGCCGCGGCGACCGCTGTCGACCCGCTCGCCCAGGAGCGTGAGCGGCTGCGGGCCATCGACGCCATCGCTAATCAGATCGATCCCGAGTTGGTCAACGAGGCCAAATATGGCCCGAATCCGATGACTGCCGAGCAGCTCGCGCTGAAGGCGATGCAGGAGGGCCGCCTGCGGCAGAACAACCTTTTCGAAAAGGCCGTCGAGGCTAACCAGTCGGCGATTGGGAATGTCAATCCTGGATTTGTCCCGACCAACAATGGCCACGACAAAGAGATCGATCTGACCACTTCGGCCGGCATCAACGCATTCCTCGCTATGCTGGATCAAGCATCGCTTGCCGGCGGGCCGATCCGCCAATAACCGAAAGGAGCTGAATGCAAATGTCTTACGCTGAAATCAATGCGGGTTCCGTTGAATTCGGAACCATCTTCGCCGGCACCGAGATCCCGGCGCTCACGACCAAGGTGACGATCGCCTCGGGCGAAGGCAAGCTGGCCAAGGGCGCTGTCCTCGGCGTCGTCACGGACGGCGGTAAATGTAGGCTGGTTAATGGAGGAAGCAGCGACGGAAGCCAGGTCGCGAAGTTTGTGCTCGCCGAGGATGTCGATGCGACGAGCGCGGATGTCGTGGCGGTCGCCTGGAAGACGGGCATCTTCCGCTACGATTTCTTGTATGTCGCCGAGGGCGACACTGTGGCCGCGCATGCGGAAGAGCTCCGCGCTGTGGGCATCCACTACCGGGATGAATACTGATTTAGAAAGGAGAAGGATACAATGCCTCTGAATGTCATGCAGTCGCGACTTATGAACATCGCCAAAGGTTTTTCGGGCCACACCGTTCACGGTTTCCAAAATGCTGGGTTGCAGGTCGACATTACGTATGGCCAAACCATGAAGGCGCCGTTCGCGAAACGGATGCCGGTCACGACGTTCCTGCGTGACCGGTTTTTCTCTGCCTTCTCGTCCTTCGAGACGAAGGACGTGCTCATGGATGTCTACAAAAACAGGCAGCGCGTTGCGCCGTTCGTGATGACGGCCGCCTCGAAACCGGTCAACATCCATCGAGATGGATACCACACGGACCGGTACACGGCTCCTTTCATCAACATCGCACAGCCGATTGACGCTGAACTGTTGCAAAGGCGCATTCCGGGCGAGGCGGTCTTCAACGGCATGTCGCCGGCCGAACGGCAGGCCTATCACATCGCCCAATTTCGCCAGGAAATGGACGACATGATCACCCGGCGTGAGGAAGTCATGGTCGCGGAAATTCTGCAAACCGGGAAGGTGACGGTCACGGGATACATCGACGACGCCGCCACCGCTGTCCGGACGGACACGATTGATTTCGGCTTCAGCAATATCGAGCAACTGACCGGCACCAGTGTCTGGAGTAGCGATCAGTCCAAGAAGTACCGGGATCTCGAAAACATGGTCAACGTCATCCGCCAGGCTGGGTACAACCCGACTGTTGCCATCTTCGGACAGGATGCATGGAACCTCCTGCGCGATGACGAGAAATTCATGACCAATCATTTCGATCTTCGCCGCGCTGAGCTCGGCGTCCTGCGGCCGGAACTGAACATCCAGAACGGCAACGGGTACACGTACCTTGGATATCTCCCGGAGCTCGGGCTGGACATGTTCCTCTACAACGCCTGGTACTGGGATGACGCGCAAAACAAAATGATGCCTTACATCAAGCCGAAGCGCGTGATCATCGCCTCTGAGGCCATCGGCGAGCGGCTTTATGGCGCCAATACGATCATTCCGGACGGATCGGAAGAATTCGTGACCGTTGTCGGCCCGCGCGTTACGCAAGTGTTCGTCGATCGGGAAAACTCGACGAAGAAGCTCGTCATGAAATCCCGGCCGCTTCCGGTGCCGTATGACGTCTCTGCCTGGGGCGTCCTGGTCGTTGATTCGGAGGCGTAAATGTCATGAAAGTCCAAGTGATTCGGGGCCGTGTCATGTACAACGGCGTCAGGTATGACACTGGCGCCGTTTTTACGGTCCGATCGGAGGATGAACCTCAATTTCGTGCCCTGATCGGCGAAGTGGTGGCCATCGCCCATGACACACCACCCTCTCCGCCTTCCGCTGAACCGCGTCCGGCGGAAGAGCAAGGAGGGGGAACGGAGATGTCCCTGAAGGAGCTGGGGGCGTTCCTGGAAACGGCGACGGCCGAGGAAGTCTGCGAACTACTGGCAGCTGAAAAATCGAAGCCGGAGCCCCGGAAATCGGCAGTGAAGATGCTGGAGAAGAAACTGCGGGAACTGGAAAGCGCCGAAGAGGACGACAACACGCCTCCGAACGTCGAGTTGGACGAATCCCTGATCGTGAGGTGATCGGATGCCAATCAGAGTCAACATTCCGGTCCGACACAAGGGGATGTATTTCGAATCCGGATCGGTGGTCTCCGATGCGGACATGGATGCGAAATCACAGGCCCGCCTGGTTGAAAATGGGGTCGCCGAATACGTGACCACTGAAAAGCCGGCGCCTCAGAAGAAGGGAAAGAAAGGCGATGCCTAACCTGAAAGACTACGTGTCTCGGGATATCGGCAACGTCTTTTTTAACACAGAAGAATTTGCGGAAATCGTCACGATCGACGGCGTTCCGCAGACCGTCGTCATCGACGAGGACCGCCTGCGACAGCGCGCGGCGGAGGAATACCAAGGTATCAGCACCGGGATGGTCCTCTACTACATCCCGGTTTCTGCTTTCCCGAAGAAACCTTCGATCGGCAGCGTCCAGATTTTCAATGGGCGGCAGATGATGGTTGAGGACGTGAAGGAGCACCTTGGCGTCTATGAGATCCTCCTGAATCAAAATCGGAGTGAGTGACATGGCGAGGTTCCACGGCAACATTACGATCGACACCAGCCGGCTGAACAAGATCGTGGACGGGCTCAAGGATTTCCAGAAACAAATGCCGGCCGCTTACACGGCCGCCCTGAACCGGACGCTGAAGCACGTGGAATCGAAAACCGGGCGGATCGTGCGTCAGCACTACAACGTCACGGCAAAGGAAATCCGGCAGAGCATGCGGTCGTTCAAGGCTACATTCAGCCGCCCCCGGGCCTGGATTCTTGTCCGAAGCCGGCGTTTTACCCTCGCCCGGTTCCTGCCCGGGGGCCTCGTTTCCAGATCGCGGAAGCCACGGGTGAAAATCAAAAAATCAGCCGGGAGAAAGCTAGTGGGCGGGACACCGCCGGCATTCGTACAGCGGGCGCCTGACGGGAACACGCACATTTTCCGTCGCCGCGGCAAGAGCCGATTCCCGATCGATGTACTCCGCACGATTTCGCCGACACAGATGATCGAGAACCTTCAGGTCGCGGACGAGATCCGGAGGTCGGCGGAAGAGATGTTGGAGAAGCGGCTGCATCACGAGCTAAACAGACGGCTACAGAAAGTGAAGGGTGATCGCGGATGATTGACAACATCATCCTGGAAGCCGTTCGGGATTTTCTCGTGCAAAACGTCAGCCCGAAGATCAAGCTCCAGGTGCCCTACGATGACGACATCACCAAATACCGGCTGATGCATCCGAACGTATTCATTGGTTGGCTTCCGCCGCCTAATGCGCTTGACGATGCACAGTTCGACGTCGACGGCATCAAAAAGGCGATCCCTGCCATGGTGATTGGTATGGATGAGGGAGAAGATGACGGGAACGACGCCGGCATCGATGTCCGGATCACCTTTATCACCTACAATCCGGGCCTCTATGCCCCCGCGGAGGAGGATCCAGAAGAGATCGTCTTCACGCCGAACTTTCAGGGATACCGTGATCTTCTCAACCTGATCTTTATCTGCCGCTGGCAACTTTCCTCGGCTGTCCGGATCGGGGATGGTAGAACGTCGATCAACAAGCCATTCCGCTGGGGAATGTACCAGCAGCAGCCGGTCGGCTATTGGGCAGGGTGGTTGACTTTCCGAGCGACCGCCGTCACGCTCCCCTACATGGGAATCCCAGGCTCTTTGTTCGAAATTGGATGAAAGGATGTGATCATGGGTGGCATACAAACACGGAGTCTACGGCGAGAAGGCGCCTACGCTGGACACGCTGCCTATGACGGGTGTCGCAACGCTCCCTGTTTACATCGGCACGGCTCCGGTGCAACAACTCGCCGATCCCAAGGCGGCGATCAACACGCCGATCCTGATAAACAACTTCGAAGAGGCAAAGGAAAAGATCGGCTACTCCGACGACTGGAGGAACTTCACGCTGTGCGAGGCGGTTTATGCCCATTTCCGGAACCGTGTCCAGCCGGTCGGTCCGATCGTCGTGATCAACGTCATGGATCCGGACGTGCACGTAACCGCGGACAGCGAAGACGTGGCAATTGTTAATGGCGTCGGGTACATCGACAAACCGGCGGTTCTGTCGTCGATCGAAATCGCCGGAAAGACGAAAGGCACCGATTACACGGTGGAATACACGGATGGTCGTGTCAAGATCACCGCTCTCACGTCGCTCGACAACCCTACAACCGTTTCTTTCGACGTGATGGACGTCGAAAAAGTCCAGCCCACGGACATCATCGGCGGCAATACCGGCGGTGCGCGGACGGGCTTCTACGTCGTGGAGCTCGTGTACGTCACGCACAAGATGATCCCGACCATTCTGGCGGCCCCGGGATGGACGCATATCAAGACCGTGAAGGAAGCGCTTGTGCAGCGTGCTCAGAAAATCAATGGTCACTGGGATGCCGTCGTGGTGGCTGACCTGCCGAGCGATTCCACCGGGGACACGATTGCGAAGGCGATCAACTGGAAAGCGACGACCGGCTACACGGACGAGATCCTCAAGGTCGTATGGCCGAAAGCAAAGAGTGTTGACCGGATCTTCTGGGGATCGACTATCGCCGTGGTCCGCATGCACCAAACCGACATCGATGCCGGTGGCGACCCGTACATTTCGCCCTCGAACAAGCAGGTGGACATCACCTCGCCGGTGCTTGCAAATGGAACGGAGTTTCTTTTCGACGAGCTTCAGGCAAACAGCCTGAACGAAAAAGGAATCACGACTTTCAACTTCCGGTCCGGCATCTGGGTGCTGTGGGGCCCGCACAATGCCAACTACGAATACGGCGCCGAAATCGATCCGGAGAAGCGGTTCGATGCCAGCATCCGGATGATGTTGCACCTCACGAACACCTTCCAGGCCCGGTACATGTCGCAGATCGACGGCCCGCTGAACCGGAGCGTAGTGGACACGATCCTGAATGACGCCGGCACTTGGCTCAACAGTCTGGTTGCCGACGGGAAGCTCCTCTATGGCTCGATCAGCTTCAAAGAGACCAGCAACCCGACCAGCTCGATCGTCGAAGGTGACTTCGTTTTTGACGTCGGCATCACGACCACGCCGGTCGCGAAGTCGCTGACGTTCCGCGTCCGGTACACGACGCAGGGAATCGAAACGCTGTTCGGCGGAGGTGAAGCGGCATGAAGATCGCAAACAAAACGGTTCAGTACCGTCTGAAAGCGACGAATGAAAGAGGCCAGCTCGTTCTCATCGACGACTCCGCCGACATCACGCTGCCGAGCATCGAGAAGCTCACGGATACGATCAAAGGCGCCGGGATCATGGGCGAAATTGACATGCCCACCTATGGCCAGATCGGCAGCATGCCGCTTGCAATCAACTTCCGTGCCGACAACCCAAATTACGCAACCCTCAGCCGTCCTGGGGCGATCCAGTTCGAGATCGTGTGGGTGACGGACGTGTTCGATTCGAACAATGTACGGGTCGGACTGCAGACACACAAGGTGTTCTGCACCGGCCTGAACAAAACCTACAACCCCGGGAATGTTGATATCAACGCACCGGCTGACGGGTCCGTCGAATTCGAGCTCACCTATTACCGGAAGCTGGTGGACGGCCGGGAAGTGCTTCTGATCGACAAACTCAACTTCAAACACGTGGTCAACGGAGTGGACTACGCACAGCAACTCAGAACGGCCCTGCAATGACGCGGGGCCGTTTCCATATTCACCCAAAAGGGAGGATTTCTATCATGGGCGTGTTCAAGCTCAGCAAACCCATCCTGATCAATGGCGAAGAGGTTCACGAACTCAAATACAACTTCGAGGACATGACGGCCGTGGACAAGTTCAACGCCACGAAGGAGTACAAGAAGGCCGGAAACGTTGTGCAGGTACAGGAGCTGGATCCGGACTACCATCTGTACCTCTTCGCCGCGGCTGTGAAGAAGGAAAATCCATCGATCGAAACGGAGGACGTGCTCCGGATGAGCGCCAGGGACGCAACGAAGGCGGAAGCCCTGGTCCGTGATTTTTTCTTTCTGAATTCGGAGGCTTGATGTCGGACGATTATGTTCGTCAGTGCATCACGCAGCTCGCTTATCACAGGTTCGCCACGCGGCATGAGTGCATGACCATGCCGCTGGTTGAATTGAGCCAATTCTACGAGGACCTGGCTGATGAAGCAGAACGACAGAGGAAGGAGGCGGAGCGGCTGTGGCGTCAAAACGCGAGCTCCAAGCGCTAATCGTCCTGGCGGGGAAAGTGGACCCGTCCCTGCAGAAGGCGCTGAAAGAGGCGGACAGGCAGACCCGGAAACTGGGCGAGTCGACGAAATGGTTTGGCAATATCGCCTCAAAGACGTTTACCGCCATGAAGGTCGGAGTCGCCGTTGGTGCCGCGGGTATCGGTGCCGCCATGGTGTGGGTCGGGAAAACCGGCCTCCAGCTCGCCTCCGACCTCACTGAGGTCCAGAACGTCGTCGACGTGACGTTCAGAGATAACGCGAAGCTCATCGATCAATGGGCGAAGTCGGCGAAGAATAACTTTGGTCTTTCCGAGCTCGCCGCGAAGAAGTACGCCAGCACTGTAGGCGCCATGTTCAAGAGCATGGGGGTGACCGAGCAATACGTTGCCCCCATGTCTATGAAGATCGCTGAACTGGCCGCTGACTTTGCATCGTTTTACAACCTGGATCATGATGAGGCTTTCGAGAAAATCAGGGCGGGCATCTCTGGCGAAACCGAGCCGCTGAAACAGCTCGGCATCAACATGAGCGTAGCCAACCTGGAAGCCTTCCGGCTCTCCAGGGGAATCAAAACAGCATACGAAAAAATGAGCGCAGCAGATCAGGCGATCCTGCGCTTTAATTATTTGCTCAGTGTCAGCAAAGACGCACAGGGCGACTTCAATCGAAACATCGACAGCTTCGCGAACCAAAGCAGGCTGTTTAGGACCAACATACAGGAGCTTGCCGCCCGGATTATGTCCGGGGCTATTCCGGCGTTCGAAAAACTTCTGGCCCGAGGCAACGAGCTCATGGAGAGCTTCATGGACGATCCGGAAATGCTCGGTCGAATCCAAACCGTCATTGAGAATTTGTTCGACCGGGTTATTCAGGGAATTCCGACAGCGATCGATTACGGAAGGAAATTCGTTAGAACGCTGGTTGATATTTTCGAGGGAGCAGCCCGCGTGTTCCAGTTTATTGATAAAAACTGGGAATACATTAAGCCAACTATCCTTGGCATCGTCGGTGCGATGATTGCATGGAGAGCTGTTACGACCACCATGATGGTCATAAATACAGTCACAACCATGCTCAATGGAATGAAAATGGCTCTACAATTCCTTACCATCGCAAAATGGAAAGACATTGCCGCGACAACGTATCTTCAAGCGCTGTATGCGAGAGATGCCATCGTAAAAGGCGCAAGCACCGCGGCCACCTGGGCGTGGACTGCAGCGACGAAAGCCGCAAGAATTGGTACTTTGGCTGCAGCCGCTGCACAGTGGGTCCTCAATTCGGCAATTTTGGCCAACCCTATGACGTGGGTCGTCGTTGGGGTTGTGGCGGCCATCGCCGCGCTCGTGGCGGCGTTCATTTGGATGCGCAATAACTGGGACAAGGTTCAGTCGTTCCTGACAGAGACGTGGCTGCGGGTGAAAAAAGCGTTTTACGAAGGCGTCAATTTTATCATCGATCAACTGAACTGGCTCATTGAAAAAGTGAACAAGATCCCGGGCGTGGAAATCCCGGTCATCGCCAAGCTCGACACCAGCGCTGTTGACGCCGCGCTCGAGGCGCAAAGGCAAACGTCCGGGACGACGGAAAAGATTCAGGGATTCGCAAAAGGCGGCCTCGCCACCAGACCTTCCATTTTCGGCGAAGCAGGCCCGGAAATGGCAATCCCGATCAAGCGGACTCCCCGGAGCCTTGGGCTGCTGAATCAAACCGCCCGGATGCTGGGCGTCGATGGTTTTGGCGGGGGATCGCCGCAATTCGTGTTCGCACCGCAGATCACCGGAGGAAACGCTGCTGAGATCGAGAAAACGCTCCGCCCATTGGCTGATGAAATGTTTGATATGTTCGATCAATGGTGGGAGGCGAAACGGCGTGAACAATTCGCGTGATCATATGATCTACGAGGCGCTCGCCGGCGACACTTTCGACTCCATCGCGCTGGACTTTTATAACAACGAATTCCTCGCCTCGAAGATCATCGAGGCCAATCCGCAATACAGGAACGTTATCATATTCCAGGGCGGAGAGGTGCTGAAAATTCCAATTCTCCCGCCGAAAGCGGCGGACACCCTCCCGCCCTGGAAGCGCGGTGATTCAGCGTGAACATCATCTACAACGACACGGACATAACGACCAACGTTCAGCCGCTGAAGCTGCGGCTCATCGACCACGCCGGCGGTAAGCCGGACAGCATCGCGGCTGTTTTCGCCGATACCGATGGCCGTTGGAGCAAATGGCGGCCGACAAAAAATGACCGCATCCGGGTGCTGCAGGATGGGTACGATTCCGGTGTGATGTTCATCGACCATATCGCACAGCGGCCCGGTCAGATCGAAATCAAGGCCCTGTCGATTCCGCAGACGGCCAAAACAGCACGGACGCAAGGGTGGGAGAACATCCGTCTACTGGAGATCGCGACGGAGATCGCAAACCGATACGGTTTCCGGCTCCAGACATACAACGTGATAAATCATCTTTATCGTCGCGTCGACCAGACCGAGGAAGCGGATTTCGCTTTTCTCTCGGCCCGCTGCGAACTGGAAGGGTACGCGCTCAAAATCAACGATCGGACGCTGGTCATTTATGATGAGCGCGCCGAGGAGCAGAAGCCCGCGAATCCGCAGAAAGCGTCCATCCGGCTCTCCGATATGATCGACTTCGAATTCGCGGACAAGTCGGTCGACATTTACGGGAAATGCGTCGTGCGCAGCCAGGCTGCTGGAGGGCTAATTGTGGCCGAGCATGCGGATCGGACCATTAATGGTCCGACGCTGACGAGAAGCCTCTACGCCGCCGATCTTGCCGAGGCAATGCGATGGGCTCGCGGTATACTGCGGTCCTACAACAAGCATCGAGTGATCGGAAAGTTCATCACGGAGCTGAGACCTGGCTTCGCGGCCGGCTCGTCCGTCATCATCCAGGATGTCGGCATGTTCGACGGCCAGTATTTCGTGGATTCTCTCATCCATGATCTGATCCAAGGCCGGACGCGATTCACGGTCCGGCGCCCGCTGGAGGGGTACTGATGCGGAAAGGGGAGGTCACGTCGGTTGATCCCATGAAAAACACTGCCCGCGTCACGTTCAGGGATACCGGGACGGTCGTGACCGCGGAGATCCCGATCGCCCGGGGTCTCGCCGTGAACGTCGGCGACCAGGTGGCGGTCGCCATTTTCAACAAAAGCCTCGCGGACGGGCTCATCATCGCGGTCTTTTAGGGAGGTGTGACCGTGCCGATTGCAACATACCAGGGCAAGGTGTTTCAGGTCAGCTCGCGGAAGCTGTACACCCTGGCCGGATTTTCACTTTCCGGGGAGATCGACACCGAAGCGCAGGAGAAGGTCGGGGACAAGCCTTCGACCTACATCAAAGGCCTCGGGCTGGACACGATCAGCTTTCAGATCCCCCTGAGCATATCCTTTGGCCACAAAATTCGTGCAGAAATCGAGTTTTGGCAGAACGTCCGGGACAAGCGCAAACCGGACGTTTTGCTTTTGGGCTCGAAGCCGGTGGGCAAATATAAGTGGCTGCTCAAATCGGTTTCGGTCACAGGCACAGAAATCGATGGCCGTGGTGAGTTAATCAAGGCCACCATCGAGCTGCAACTGGAAGAGTATGTCCGGGCTGGGCGAAAGAAAGAGGAGTCGTCCAGTAAGACAATCGCCCTTGGTCAAACGCTCATTCCGGATGTTGTTTTTCCACCGGTGTCCAGCAGCACGGAACTCGGAGATTTGAAACGCACCAACCCCAATGCGCTGCAGGCATTGTCGCAATTCTAGGATGAGCGGGGTGATACCATTGCAGGTCGTGATCAATACCGCTGACCACTTTGAAATCGACTGGGGAGCACGGGGATACGAGGCCATTGTGCAGAACGTCATGACGCTGATCAACACGCAGATTTATGAGGTGGCCTATGACCGGCTGCTCGGTCTGCCGGGCAAATTCCTCGGGCGCCCGCTTCCGGAAGCAATCGCAATTGCCGCAGCGGAAATCTACGACGTCATATCCTCCCATGAGTCGCGTGCGACGGTGCGGGACGTGGAATTTACGGGGGTCGACGACGACGGAAACCTCCAGTTTAGAGTGGTGATCGAAATATGACCATCCGGTTCGTCGAAACGGATGCGGAAAAAATTGCAAACGAGATGATCGCCGCCTTCCAGCAGGCGACAGGACAGGTCCTCTATCCGGGGGACCCTCGGCGGATTTTTCTTCTTCAATTCGTACCGCTCCTGGTGGCCGCGAAGATCGACATCAACTATACCGGCAACCAAAACCTGCTTCCGTTTGCGACTGGTGAAGCTCTGGATGCGCTCGGCGCGCTGCTTGGAGTAAGTCGGCTCCCGGCGCAAAAGGCTAGGACCACAATGCGTTTTACGCTCTCTTCGGTTCAGCTCACGGACGTCCTGGTGCCAAAAGGAACCCGGGTCACGCCGGATGGTGAGGCGTTTTTTGCCACAATTAAGGATCTGGTCATTCCCGCCGGGAGTACCTTCGGGGACGTCCTGGCGGAGTCCACGGAGGGTGGAGCGCGCTTCAACGGTCTGGCCGCCGGTCAAATCAACAACATCGTGGACCCAATCCCCTATGTGGCCAGTGCGTCGAACCTGGACACGACCTCAGGCGGATCGGACGAGGAGACGGATGATGCATATCGTGAACGCATCCGTTTGGCTCCGTCGTCTTTTTCGACGGCCGGCCCCATGGATGCATATGTTTACCATGCGAAATCTGCCGACGTCAACATCTCCGACGTGGCCGTTGTCAGTACAAATCCTTGCGAAGTAGACATCTATGTGCTGCTGAAAGGCGGCCAGATTCCTGATCAGGGCGTCCTGGACAAAGTGAGCGTGGCGGTCAATGACAAGACTGTTCGACCGCTGACCGACCTTGTGACTGTAAAACCTGCGGAACCGGCGACATACGACGTCGATGTCACTTATTACATCAGCACGGATCGAGCTAATGAGGTGTCGGCGATCCGGCAGGCCATCGAAGGGCCAGGGGGAGCCGTTGATCAATACATCGATTGGCAACAATCGAGACTCGGGCGTCCAATCCTTCCGGACGAACTGCTCGCTCGGATGTACCAGGCCGGCGCCGCTCGGATTGTGATCACGAATCCGGTATACACCTTGATCGACCCGCATGAAGTTGCAAAGGTTGGGACAAAGTCGATCACTTACGGGGGCCTGATCTAACGTGGATCTCAAGAACGCGGACGTCCTGAAACTACAGACACATTTCATGCAGCGCGACATCAACGTTCAAGGATTTAGCGCGGCCCTCACGGGGCAGGTCCAGAAGCTCGCTGATGAGATTGGCCGGGTCGCGATCTATAACCGCATCGACGATCTCCCCGAGGACGTGCTGGACGTTTTGGCCTGGCAGTTTTCGGTCGATTGGTACGACCCGGACGCCGATCTGCCGACCAAAAGGAATGCCATCAAAGAGGCGATCGAAATTCACAGGATTAAAGGAACACCGGCTGCGGTGCAGCGGGTCATCGAAATTTACTTCGGCGACGGCGAGGTAGAAGAATGGTTCCAGTACGGCGGCCAGCCCGGATACTTCCGGGTGAAGACAAGCAACCAAGAAGCCACAAACGAAAAGGCTGCACTCTTCGCAAAAGCAGTAAACGCCGTAAAAAGGCTCAGCGCCCACCTGGAGGCAGTCATCCTCATCACGTCGGATGATCTGAACCTGTACATTGGTGGCGTATTGCATATGGTCGAAAAAATGACAGTGAAGCAGGTGATCTAATGGGAGCTTTTGGCGGACTCATCATCACAAATAAAGGCATCGCGCTCCAGGCGAAGGTACAGGCTGGGGCGGAACTGCATTTTTCCCGGATTGGTGTCGGAGACGGCACACTCGGTGGCCAGTCTATTCCGACCCTGACCAATCTGATCAGTGAAAAGATGTCGCTCGACATCACCAAGTTGAAAGTTTTGGGCGGCGGGAAAGCGGTGGTCGGCGGAGTCCTTTCGAACCAGGGCGTCACCACCGGTTTTTATTTCCGAGAGATCGGCGTGTTCGCTATGGATCCGGACGAGGGGGAAATCCTCTATTGTTACGGAAACGCCGGATCAGGAGCCGAATACATCCCGCCCGGCGGCGGCCCGGACGTGATCGAAAAACAGATCGATATCGTGACGATCATCGGGAACGCGTCGAACGTGTCGGCCGAAATTCCCAGCGCAGTGTACGCTACGGTCGATCAGCTGGAGGCGCATATCAACGCCACCACCGGCGTCCACGGCGCCACGTCTGCGGCTACGCCGAATCGGATTGTCCAGCGTGATAGCGCGGGGCGATTTAAGGCGGCGGCGCCAGCGGCGAGTGATGACGTGGCGAGGAAGGCGGAAATTGATACGTTGCAATCATCTGTCAATAACGTATCCTCGTCACTTGACGCTCACGCGAGCAACACGAGTAACCCGCATGGCGTGACCAAAGCGCAAGTCGGTCTCGGCAACGTACAAAACTACGGAATCGCGACACAAGCGCAGGCGGAGGCAGGGACGGCTAACAACGTGTACATGACGCCGCTAAGGACGAAAAATTACGTGGATACGAGACTGCTGAACAATCTGCAGTTTCGGATGAACGCGGGGGTTGTGGAGTACAACGACGGGGGAGGGTGGAAACCGGTGGGCTTTGATCCGAGGACAATGGAGCTGAATAGTTTCAATCATTTCGCAGACCAAATTATCGTGGGTGCCAAGTCGTATTCAGATATCTTGACCGTCAACGGCAAAGGCGTTCTGTCTGAATTCGCAATTTATGTTTACGCCCCGAATAATGAAGGAAAGCTCGGGGTTTCTCTTGTTACGGACGGGAATGAGGTTCCGCTGTATATATACGACAACGTTGTAGGTTTAGCTGTTACTCCCGTCGTAACGGGTTTGGAGCGATTTGGTCAAACCAACAGCGTACAAGCCAGAATCGTTGAATTCAATTCGCTCGCGGCATATGAATCAAGTCTGATCATCCGTCTTCGGAACGAATCCGAATTGAGCGTAGGCAGCGTCCGGGTCATTTTGCGAGGGGTGTATTATACGTGAAATTTTCAGTCGATGGAAACGTATATGAGTCAGATGGAAAAATCACAAAACTGATCGGCGGACTGGTCATCGAGCGCATCGAGGGAGATGAGAAGGTCACGTACACTTTTAACGAAGAGCTTGGCGAATACGAGGAAACCGCCCGGGAACCATACACGCCGCCCGAACCTGAACCCGACCCCCTATCCCTCCTCGAAGAAGAAAACGCCTTGCTCGCGCTCGAACTGGTACAAACCCAGCTTCGACTCGATCAGGTTGAGCAGGAACAGGCTGATCTTCTCCTTCTTCTTGTGTCCGAGGGGGTGGTATAAGGTGAACTGGTTTCAGATCGTGAAGCGGCACTTTGAGACTGGCCGATATGACGAGGAGGCCGTCGCGGTATTCGTGCAGGCCGGGAAGATCACGCCGGAGCAATATGAGGACATCACGGGACAGGAGTACGCCGCCGAATGAGGCGGTTTTTATTTCAGACGAAAGGAGTGGCGTGAAGTGGACAACATTTTCAAATCCATCGTAGCAGTGGGCGGCGCGGCCGCCTCTTATCTTTTCGGGGGGTGGTCGCATTTGCTTACGATCTTGCTTACATTCGTCGCGCTCGATTATGTGACTGGATTTGCAGCGGCCGCAAAAGAAGGAAAATTGAATTCCGAAATCGGTATGTGGGGAATCGCGAAGAAGGTTGGCATATTTGCCATAGTTGCTATTGCGCATTTGGTTGACCGCGCGCTAGGTGACGCCCATCTTTTCCGCGACGCAGCCGTTTTCTTTTTCCTGGCGAATGAACTGTTATCTGTGATCGAAAATGCCGGCCGAATCGGCGTGCCGATTCCGCCTGTCATGCAGCGTGCAGTTGAAGTGCTTCGTGGAAAGAGTGAATCGAAATGAAACCAGCTGACTTCATTGCCGCCGTCGCCCCGGTCGCTGTCCAGCTTCGCCTCGAAGGATCGCCGATCTTCGCGAGCCTCCGGATCGCTCAGGCGGCGCATGAGACCGGATGGAACATCCACAGCTGGAATAACCTCGTCGGGCTGAAAGTCGGCAGCGGGAAGCCGAATCAATACTGGGACGGCTCCAGCGTGCGCACCGGCACCTGGGAAGTGATCAACGGCTACCGGGTGGACACGACGGCCAACTGGCGGGCGTATCGGTCGATCGAGGACTGTTTCCGGGATCAAGATCTGCTTTTTGCCGGCAGCCGGTACGCGCGCGTCCGGGAGGCAAAGACGCCACAGGAGCAGGCGGAAATGCTGTACATTTGCGGGTACGCCACGGACCCGGCGTACGCGCAGAAGTTGAAAAATCTGATGGTCATGTACGAGCTTGAAAAATTTGACCGGGAGGTGCTGCAGGTGCAGGAATTGATGATAAAATTGGAGGTGGCGGAGAAACGAATCGCTGCTCTGGAGAAGCAGCTGGAGCGCGTGCCGGCGCCGGCGTGGTTCGTGGCGGAATTCGGCAGCGCGGACCTCGGCGGGCTGATCCACGATCCGAAGCTGACCGCCGAGGGCTGGCGCACGCTGGCCGTTGCGCTGAGGGCGCAAAAATCGATGTAGCATTATTATTCATGAAGAAACTCTGCCTGGCTTTAAGCCGGGCTTTTTTTTACTTTGGTGGATTTCCCTATTATTAGATTTGTGATTCAACCAAAAAGAGGTTGACAAGTCAACCCCGTGATGGTAATATATGATCGGAGGGAAAGACAAGGAGAATAGAATTGGAAATTTTATTAGAATAGGAGGGAATTTCATGTTAACCCGCTTTGGCAAATTTTGTAGGAAGTTGAGAATCGATCGCGGGGAATTGCTTAAGGATATGGCGGAAAAGCTTGGTGTGACCCCGTCTTTCCTTTCCGCAGTAGAAACTGGAATAAAAAACGTACCAAAAGATTGGTTTGAAAAAATTACGAAAGTATATTCGTTAAACGAAAAAGAAAAAGAGGAGCTCTATGACGCCATTCAAAATTCTCAACTGACTGTAAAATTTAGTTTGAAGGAGTTGAAACCGGACGAGCAAGACTTGGTCCTTGCGTTTGCCAGGGAGCTTAAGAGTCTTAATGATGAAAGCAAAAAGAGGATTCAATCAATACTGTTTCAGAACAAAGGGGGATGACAATTGGATCGGCCTTATATTGCAGCTCCCTTGTCCAGAAAAAACATTCTTGAGATAGCCCTCGTAATTCGGGAGGCCATTGGGTTAACACCCATGGATTATTTTCCGGTTGTTAAGTTCCTGGAAAACGTCTTGCCGGAAATCGATGAAGACTTCCATTTGGAAATTAAGGATGTTGGCTCCATGAAGGAATATGGGGTGGCTTACCCCAAGGATCGTAAAATTGTAATTAGGGAGGATGTGTACTTAAATGCAATAAAAGGGGTCGCCATGCACAGGTTCACTCTTGCACACGAAATTGGTCATTATTTTCTCCACAGACCTGAACGTATTGGATTGGCTCGCACAAATGAGGAACCAAAGCCTTTTCAAAAACCAGAGTGGCAAGCTAATACCTTCGCAGGCGAACTATTGGCTCCATCGATTGCAATCGCGGGAATGACAGTGAATGAGGTGATGGATAAGTACGGAGTTTCAAGAAAAGTAGCAGAAATTCAAATGAAATTTTCAGGAAAAGCCATTAAATAGAAGGCGGTTCGGTTGAAAAAGGAAATGGGGGTGAAGGTAATGAGGCAAGAAAAATACCGTATGCCTTGTAGGGGGCCTACGGCGTAAAAAATGCGGCTGTAGGAAAGCTCATGGTCCTGCCGCTTCATACAATGAAAAATAAAATGCTCATTTATAATGTAGCACCATGAGCTCCTCCCTGCAAGGGTAAAAATTTCCTTTGGGAGGACTGATAACCTATGATTATTTACACGAAGTGGATTACGTTGAAAAATGGTGTTCGTATCTATGCGCATCAGTACGGCCTGGAAGCATTTAGGTTCGAGGTTTCGGAAGAAGAACACCGAGCGTATTTGAAAAAAAGGGAAAAGAAGAAAAAGGAAAGTTAAGCAATAATCATGATGGGCTCCGGTGCGGCAGGCGGGGCTTTCTTTTTTGGGTGTTGGATAAAGAAGGAATTCCATCCAAATCATCGAAAAATGACGTCGGGAGGGATTTTTTATGAAGAAACGCGTGATTTCTGCTTTCATACCAGTCATCGTGGTATTGTCGATCTCCACGAGTATTACTGCCGCCAGCGCTATGACCGAGATCAAGGCATATATGAACAACTCCATAAAAATAACGCTCAACGGCCAGTCCTGGAAGCCCGCACAACCGCCCATCACTTATCAGGGCAGCACGTATCTGCCGCTACGCGCGGTCGGCGAAGCACTTGATGCCCAGGTCAGCTGGGACAGTGCTACACAGACTGTCGACATCACTACCACTGGGACACAGTCGTCTGAAAGGTACGATGTGATCCTGGAGTTTCCCGCGGATAAATATCCAACCGTTGCGGCTCACATCGCGTCTGCTATCCTCGCTGGCGAATCAGCCGTCTGTACGATCGACCGCGCCGGTGCTGAGCAGCGCCGGGAGGCATCTCTTGCCGGGATCCCGACGAAAGATGGGTACGACCGCGACGAGTGGCCAATGGCTATGTGCAAGGAGGGAGGTGTCGGGGCGTCCGTGGTATATGTCGATCCGGGGGAAAACAGGGGCGCAGGGTCATGGGTCGGAAACCAGCTGGAGAAATATCCGGACGGGACCAGGGTGAAATTCGTGGTCACTTTCGGTGAGCTGGACGTGGACGCGAAACGCAGCGGCGGATCATCTGGAACGGGGGATGAAGTTACCGAACCTTTTGCCTCTTGTGCCGCAGCTCGCGCTGCCGGAAAAGCGCCGCTTTACCGTGGAGATCCTGGATATAGCGAGCGGCTTGATCGCGATGGTGATGGTATCGCATGCGAGTGAAAGTCTCAGAGATTGCGGACGCCATCTGGCATGGCCGGACCGTCACGCTTGTAACGGATGACGGTCGCCGGTACAAAGGCAAGCTCAAAAGCTTTAACGGAAATCGCGTCTGCGTAAAATCTGATCGAGAAACGTGGTGGATACCCGTCAAAGACGTTGTCTCCTTCGATCAGAAAGATTCGGTTTTGCCCACAATTTGCCCACAATCGTTTGAAAAACCATGATAAGTCATGAAAAGCTGAAGCAGAAAAAGCCCGATTTTACGGGCTTTTTGGAATACAGTGAAACAATATAATAGGAAGAAATAATCAAATTCGAAATGGAAGGCTCGATCGGGTAAGCCCTCCAACCTGTTTTTAC